AGTAACCGCTATTAACCTTGATATCAACAACGCTTAATGCTTGTTGTAATACCAGTGATAACTGCTCAATCTGTACCTGGTAGCCTTCAGTATTAATGGCTGTCTCAACTAGCCCGCTCGATATAGTTAAGTCTAGCAAGGTGTAAGTTTGCGTATAGAAGCCTGTTCCTATGTTTAAGCTATGAGTCTGTAATGCTTGTGATAATCGAGCATCTAGTATTTCAGCTTGAGGCGTGTATCTTGAACCCACCTCTTTTTCTTTAATTTTCGATATACGCTCAATGTTTAACTGCTTGGCTGATGCACGGTAACCGTATTCATATTCAAATGATTTACAGCCATAACGCATTGATAGTGAAAGAGCCTCAAATCCAGCCTGATAACCGTCTACGATCGGCACTGGTTGTTTAACTACTGACCCTAGGTGAATATGAAGCGGGTCAATTTTTGTCTGATAGCCTTCTGTGATATCAAACGCCTTCCCAAATGTCGTTTTTTCAATATCAAAGTGATTAATACTAGGAAAGTATGCATCTACAACTTCGGCTGCTTTTTTGATTAGCGATCTCAATTCAACGTCAAGCAGCTTAACCAATGGCTTGTAAATATCATCTTTGATGACTGGTATTGGGTATAAATTACTTTCAAATGCTATTTGCTCAAATTTCTTCCCGTCGGTAATCTCAGTCTCATTGCTAAGCTTTAGGGTGGGATTACCGATACGCAAAATCCATAATTCAGAGACACCAGCAATAAAAGCATCTTGAACGATTGTGTAGCTTGGATTGGTTCTATCTTCGCCTAATAAGGCCTTGTAGTTTTGGGAATTGACCTTGAACGCCTTATCTGAACGGCCGCGTTTAAATCGGCCTACAATCACGCCATTTTGATTGATTGACG